TACCTTTATATCTCCTTACACTTTCCCCAACTCTAAAGAAAAAGGAACAATCTTACCCTTAGGATATGCTACCTTATTAAATTCTTCTAACCCCCCCAATTGTAAACATATTATAGATGATGAATTTTTAACAATTTTAACAATTAAAGAGGTTAAGGTTGGAGAAGAATTGACTCTTAAATATAGATAACATATTTATAATATATGACAATCAAACAACTAAGAAATATCATCCGAGAAGAAATTGAAAGCCAACTCCCAAAACAAATAGGTTTTAAAGGTAAAACAGACTACTCTGGTGGTTTTAAAAGAGAATTTTCTAAATTTTTTGATATACCCCAAGGAAGCAACCAACCTTCAGGAATTTTCATGGAATTGGCTAACCTTGTTACAAGCAGATTTGAAGGAAAAAAACCACTAATAGATAATATAGGCAGAAATGCCAATGATATTTATGATTATTTGGTTCCTAAAACAGGTCATTTAACCCCTTACGACATTGATCGACCTGTAGTTCCAGGAGCAAACCAAACTATGTGGGAAGATATGGAAAATATTAATAGGATGGGAAAATCACTCATTCAAAATTTAGACAATGTAACACTTAGGGGGGGTGAAAAAATGGATAAAGTATTACAATCTATGGATTTAAAACTAGAAACAATTAAAAACATTTTTGAAGGAAACTTCAAAGACCAACCTAAACGAACACCTATTGGATTTTGATGCAGATATCATATTGGAAATACAAATTTTATGTCTCGCTTGGGGGTTTTGGAAACTATATAGACATTTAGAAAAAAAACAAGGAAAATGAAAAGAAGCCAACTTGAAAAATATATTAAACAAGCAATAGAAGAAGCAATGTATGTAGATTCTCAAGGAAACCTTCAAAGTGATGATGATAAAATTAAAAGAGCAGGAGACGATGAAGAACAATTAATTTATCATAAAGGGGGAACAAAATCATCTAATGCTTTCTTTGATGATAAAATAAATGGACGTAGAGTTGAGGGGTTTTGGGCAGGTCCTCCTGACAGGTGGGGAGAACATGGTAGAAAGTTTTATGTATGGGATCCAAAATTAGCTAGAGGAGGTCATGTTTTAGGTTCCTTTTCAGTTGACACCAATCAAGGAAATATAGATAGTCATGTTTTTGTAGATCATGATCATAAGAAAATTACCCGCGGAAAAGCAATAAAAATTCTCAATGATATTAAAAAAGAAGTCTTAAAAAGAATATCTGATGGAACTCTTGAAGAAGCAGGAGGGCCAAAAAGGGACGATGAATTTGAACTCTCAGCTTCTCAAGACGATATAGGAGTGGATGTAGGTGATATGTCAACTCGTCCAGAAGATATTTCACAACTTGAAGGCACTTGTGGATACAAATACGATGCTGTAACAGGAAGAAAACGTAGAAACACTCCAGGAGGTTTAGAAGAAGAATTGGACGAAATATCATCACTAAAATCCTACATAAAAGAAGCGCTTAAACAATATATAAAAGGTAGTCCTTGGTCTCACGGTATTGCTATAGGACACAGGATAAATAAATATAATGACCCTGAACTTATCAGAAAACGATATGATAAAGCAGCCGCAACCGGGTTTCAAAGACGTCCTAAAGGGAGATTAAGCAACCCTAGAGGATATGCTTTAAATGAAGGTAAAACTGAATACACAGTAACAAAAGATGATTGGAAAAAATCAAAATATCCATTTGAAAAACTAAAAAACAGCGAATTTAAAATTAAAATAGCAGGAGAAGGTGATGATAGAAAATATATGTTTTTTTGGAAAGAAGATGGTGAAGGAGATTGGGAAGCAGGAAACATGAAAAGACAATTAAGAAGTGCTTTAACTGCCATAGCTAAAAGAAAACTACCTATTAATGAAGCTAAAAGTTGTAGCTGTGGTTGTGGTGGATGTGAGGAAAAAACACTTAGAGAAAATATCAAATCGTTAATTAAAGAGAATATAAAATCGATGGAATATGGCCCTAAGTTAGAAAAGGCTAAAAAGGAAATGGAAAAACTCAAAAAAGAGTTAAGAAAAATTGAAACAGACCTCAAAGCCCATAGAAAAACATTTAAACCAGGAAACAAAGACAAATCCTACGGAAATAAAATAGACAACTTTAGAGACATATGGAGTAGGAAAAAAAGCCAAATCCATCAATTAGATAAAGACATTGACAATTACAAACAGAAACTAAAAACCTAAATTTTATTCTTTTAGAACAGATTAATATTTATAACAAAATACATTATGAGCAGACAACTCAGAGAACACATCAGAAAACAATTAAAGACCATTTTAGAATCTAAATATGGATACTATAAAGATAAAGACGGTAGAGTACAAAAAGGTGATTTAGCTAGTGCTTGGAAAGAAAGAATGAAATCCGCTATTGAAGATACAGACGACCAAGATGATTTGTCTTTAAAAAACGTTCTTAAAAATTTAAAGGACGGATCTAAGTCTAAAGAGTTTAAGAAAGTTATTCAAAAGAAACAAAAAGAGATCAAAGAAGACGAAATCACTGAAGACGATGTTACAAAAGCGAAAAAAGGAGCTTTAGAAGCAAAAATAGTTGCTGATGCACTTGATAAAGAAGCTAAAGAAAAAGAAGACAAGTTAAGAGAGGGAGAAGCTGAAGATAAAATAGCCGATGATTTAGAAAAAAAAGCAGCACAAAAAGATATAGAAGCGGGTGACTTAGAGACACAAGCATTAAAAGCCAGACAAAAAGCTATAGACAAGAATAAGATAGAAAAAAAGGCAGAGATTGGTAATGTAAAAGAATCCAAAAAAAAACTTGAGGAATACATAAAAGAAATGATTCCGTCCCTCCTCGAAGCAGATGAAGAAGAAGGCCAAGAAGACGATGCTTTCGTTCCAAACCACTACAAACCCGAATTTATTCCCCGAGAAGCAGAACAAACTTTAGAAAGATTAGGATTAACGCCTATAGATAGGTACGTTGATTTTGTTAATTTTATGGACTCGACTCCAAAATCACTAAAAGTAGTATTAACAAACGGAAATAGCTTTTTACTGTATTTTGATGAAACTGGATTATTATTAACAATAGGGGCAAATGAAATAGATTTATCAGATGATAGAAATTTACCTGAAGCACAAGATATGATTAATGATTTATTAATGGGTCCTGTAGATGCTCCGGGAGAAGAAGGTGAAGAAGATATGGGGGCTGAAGAAGAAGTACCCGCTGAAGAAGAACCGGCAGCCGAAGAGGAGCCAGTTGAAGAACCGGAAGCAGAAGCATAATGGATCTAACCGAAGCCATACAATCCTTAGTCAAAGAGATCCACAAAGAGCTCAAATTTGATAAATTACCTCAAGTAAAACTTAGAGACGATGAAGAAAACTCTCAAAACCTTCTTGGAAAAACAGCCTACTATTCTCCTCAGGAAAGTTTGGTTGTGGTTTACAGAACAAATAGACACCCTAAGGATATTCTTAGGTCTTTAGCTCATGAGTTAGTACATCACCATCAACACGAACGAGGTGATTTAGGAGATAGAGAAACACCTCCAGGATATGCTCAAGAAGATGGACATATGAGAAAAATGGAAATGGAAGCGTATTTAAAAGGTAATATGATGTTAAGAGATTGGGAAGATAATATTAAAAATAAAAAAGACAATGGACGAATTGGATAAGTTTTTACAAAGTATATCTTATAAATTTCCTAAAGGATATCCTGACATTAATAGTGAAGAGGATAAAAAAAGGCTGTTTGAGATGGTTTCTCTTTTAACTGAAGAAGAACCAGAACCTGAAACCAAAGACACTCAATTACCTGAAAAAATAACTAAAGAATTATTACTTAAGCTATTAAAGGGGGTTGGTATAGATGATATGTCAGACAATGCTTTAAGGATATTATACAACAGAATATCGAATTTTTCTTCTTACAAACCTATTTTAAAGACCTTAGGAAATAAAAAATTCAAAGCAAACACTCTTAAAAGATACGCTAAAGAAATACAAGATGTAATTGAAATGTTGGGCCCAGAACAGCAAAAGAAATTTATAAAATATTTAGATAACCCAAAAGAACAAATCAACTTCCCTAAAGACAACACAGGAAACCTATACACTGCAGTCCCCACGGATAAAGTCCCTAAATCCTTAGTAACTAACATACTTAGACACACTTCAACTGACGATAAAGGTAGAGGAGTAGGAATGGGAGAATTAGGTATGGCTTTAATATTTAAAAATATTGAGGCTCCCGTCCCTATGCCTGAAAAGGATAGAGAAGGAAACCCTACGGGAAAAATGAGGCCTGCAAAGGGAGATTTATCCCTTAATGTAAAAGAATTTGAAATTAAAGGAAATGGGGCCAGTTTAGGTTCCACTCCCGATGTTATATTTAAAAGAACCAAAACCCTCAAATATTGGAAGCCCTTAGAAGCTTTTGGGCTCTTTTTAGAAGCTAACAAAAGAGGAAACATCTCTAAATATATAATAAAAGATAAAGATGGGAAGGAGATTGAAACTATATCGACATTAAATCAATTTCCGGAAGCTGTCGCAGCCGCTTACCAAAACACCACTGATAAGGGGGATTTTAAGGATGCTTTTAAAGAATTCCTACTCATAGGGGGAGAGTTAGCATCCCCCCACTTCGATACAGTATTTGATAGCATAAATCTTTCAGACAGTGACTCAATCCACAAAACTATAGCCTACCTTAATGTAGTTAGATATATAGCATTAGAGGGGTTTGAATATTTTATGGTCCACGATATTGGGGCTGGTGGTGGTGATGGGACATATATTTATGCCGAGGGGGAACCTATGGACATAGTTAAGGGTTTAAAGAAGGGGGGAGCCAAATTTGAAAAAGTAGCTTACAATAACTTAAGACCCAGAATAGGATTTAAAAGTGATTACCTCGAAGAAACCATATCGGAAGAAATTAATGAATTTGTTATGGTAACTTTTCATTAACTATATTTATAAACATGGACAATAAAAAATTAAAACAACTAGTTAAAGAAGCACTATCAAATATGGTAGATGAAGACACAGTAGACCCGGGTACTGAAGATTTAGAAGACGCTTTAGAAGACCCAAAAATGGGGGGAGCTTTCAACGAACTTTTAAAACCAGCCTCAGATATTAGTGACACTGGAAATGACCCAACAGGGGTTTCTTCAGACGCAGACGACCATTTCCAAAACGTTGAAGAAATGGATATGGGTGGGGATTCAGACGCAGACGAACTTGCAGATCTAATCATCACAATGGAAGAAGCAGATTTAGAAGAAGAAACACTTTCTTTACGTGAGTTTTTTGATCTAGATGAAATGGCTCGAAAAGCCCAATCATACAAACTTACAGACAGACTTACAAACGCGGGTTCATTTTTACAAAGAGTAAACGACAGAATTAAAGCTAAAACAATGGGTGCTGGTGGTAGAGGAAGAAAAGCCAAAGAATTCACAGAAGAAGACATTACAAATATGTTAGATGTTTTAGGACAAGGTACATTTACTTCACAAGACATAGTTTCAGCGATTGGAAGGTTTGATAAAGTTCAACCTGTAAATGCTATTTTAGCTAAAATGAGAGATAAAGGATATATTGATTATGCTGAAGATCTTAAAAAATCAGCTGAACCTGACACATCAGCCGAACCTAAAAGAAGAGGCAGACCCGCTGCACCAAAACCAGAAGACGAATTTGATGCTCCAGAAATGGCACCAGAATTAGCACCAGACGATGATCCAGTAGTACAACAAGCTACTCAAGCACAAGCACAAGCTCAAGATCCTAAAAAACAGAAAGTAAAAGCTTTTATGGATCAAATGAAAGCGATGGGTATTATTAGTGATACTAACAAAGTTTTAGACATGGACACATATAAAGCTGAATTTGCCAAGTTTAAAAGTACATTACAAGAAGGATTTAGAGACCCTGAAGACAATTATGGGTTTGGAGATGTAAAATACGAAATTACTGATTATGCAATAGGTGATGAAGTAATAGTAGTTAAAGGAGGTGAAAGAATAGAGATTAATAAAAAAACAGAACCAAAGCCAAGAAAAGGACCACATTCAAAGATAGATTATCCCACTCCAAATATGAAAGGCACTGTCAAGGAAGTTGATAAATTCAATGATAGGATTTTTGTTAATTTTCCTAATATGAAAGGTATTGAAAAATATTGGGAATTTATGTTCGAACCAGGCGAAGTTGTATTCCCTGGAGATGAAGAAAAAATTGAATATGATGATGACTTTACTGATGAAGATTATGATAAATGGGATGCAGAAAATTTAGCTGAAAACAAGTCTAAAAAATCTAAAAAAGGATTACTAACAGAAAGATTTCAACAATTGGCAGGTATTAAATCGTTGTATGCTATTAATAGTTTGAAAGAAGACCATTCTTCAGAATATAAAGAAGGGGATAGAGTAAAATTCAACCCGGAAAAAATGATGGAATTTGAATTTGAAGATGAAATGGAATATTATAATGACCTAACAGGGGTTATTACAAATATAGGAGCCGGTGAATTAGAAATAAAACTTAGTAAACCAATCCAACCTCCTGGGGGAGCAGATCCAGGATTAACTTCTATTAATTTATTCCAAGAAGAAGGTGATTTTTCAATGATAAGCAAGCTATAAGAAATATAAAATAAACATTCAACCCGTTTCATAGCCGGGTGATTAAAATAAATTATTTGGAGCTGTGGCCCAACCTTTGGTTGGGTCACTTTTTTTTATTATATAACAACATAAATTTTAAACCAACATGGATAAAGTAGTAATTGTAGGAGCAGGAGTAGCAGGAATAAACGCAGCTACAAAATTAGTAGACAACAATTTCAAAGGACAAATAACAATTATCGATATGGGTAAAGACCCATACAATAGAAAACCTGAAGAAGTAATGACAGGTTTTTTAGGAGCAGGAGGATGGTCAGATGGTAAATTAACTTACCATACTGAAGTAGGAGGTCAATTATCTAAATACTGTGGTGATGAAAAAGCAATGGAATTGTTTGACCAAGTTATAGATAACTTTAAACGATTTCATCCTAACCCATCCGAAGTACAATGTTCTGATCCTCAAGCAGAACCTGATTTTATTAAACCATATTTTGGTTTAAAATTATTTCCTGTATGGCATGTTGGTACAGATTATTTACATGAAATAGGAAAAAATTGGTATGATTATTTAGTTGAAAAGGGTGTTAACTTTATATGGGAAACTAAAGTTACTGATATTGATTTTAAAAATCAAATAATATCAGCCACATCTCCAACTTCATGGGGTCTTGAGGGTAGTTATGATACACTTATATTTGGTGTAGGCAAATCAGGAATTGATTTTGGTAAAAAATTAGCAGAACAATATGAATTACCAACCGAACCCAAAGCAGTACAAATAGGAGTTAGATTTGAAGCACCACAACACCATTTCCAAAAATTAATTGATATTAGTTATGATTTTAAATTATATAGAAAATTTGAAGATAAAGGAGTTTCATTAAGATCATTCTGTACAAACAATAATGCAGCTTATGTAGCAGCAGAACATACCTATGGAGATTATAGTTACAATGGTCATGCTAAAAAAGATGAAGCATATCGTAATGATATGACTAATTTTGGCATATTAATGGAAATTAGAGGTATAGATAAACCCTTTGATTGGTCAAGAGAAGCAGTTAAAAAATTACAAAAAAATGGTAAAGGTACATTTTATTCACCTAGCCACAGAGTACCATCTAAAACATCTGAAGGTGATTATGTAAAAGTAGAAGTAGTTAATAGTATGTTATCATTATATGAAGCATTAGATGATTACGCTTTTTATATAGAAGATTTTATTGAGGATATGAAAAAAGTATTCCCAACATTAGGTAATGATTGGGGGATTTATATGCCTGAAGTAAAATATTTATCACCTGAACCATTAGTTAATTATGAAAATTTATCTTTAACTAAATTCCCTAATGTACATTTTGTAGGTGACGCTTTAAGTGCAAGGGGAATTACAGTATCAGGTGCACAAGGAATTTACACAGCAGAAAATTTAATTGAAAAACAAAGTTATAATGAAAAAAGTCAAAACACCGTTTCCTCAATCTAAAAAATATAAAAGCCCTGACGGGACTATTAGGATTGTGTGGAACAATAAATTACATTCATGGGAAGAGCCAGCTCTACTTCCAGAAGGAAACTACAGATTAAGAGAATATTATTTATATGGTATACAACACACTGAAGAAGAATGGAAATTAGCTAAAAGAGATTGGAAAGGGGTTCCTTTTTATAAAGACCCAAGGTTTAACGTAAGAAATTAAGAAAATGAAAATAGGATTTTGTGGAACAATGAGTGTAGGTAAAACTACATTAGTAAATGAATTAAAAAATTTACCTGAATTTATTGATTATAAAGTGGCAACAGAAAGAAGCCAATACTTAAGAGATTTAGGAATACCCTTAAATACAGATTCAACTCTTAAGGGCCAAACTATATTTTTAGCTGAAAGAGCAGCAGAGTTAATGAATGAAAATATTATAACAGACAGAACTGTGATAGATGTTATGGCTTTTACAGGGTTGGCTGAGTCGGTTTCAATAATAGAAGCAGACTATTTTAGAGATTTCGCAGCAAATTTAATTTCAGAATATGATTATATATTTTATGTATCACCTGAAGGGGTTGATATTGAAGATAACGGTGTGAGAGAAATAGATGAAAAATATAGAGATTTGGTTGATTTTTCAATAAATAACTTAATAAAAACATACAATCATAGAATAAAAAATCTAATTCGAATAGAAGGACCAACCGAAAGGAGAATCCAACAAGTTGTGGAATCCATTACAATGAGTACACCTGTATATTTATAACAGACAGTGAATAAAATAATAAATAGTATACAGTTAATTTTTATAGTAATACTTGCAGTTGCTCTTATTTTAAGTTTAATTTTTAGGCCTTCAAAACCTATTGATGTTTATGAGGATGAAATTAAAGCTTTAAAAGACCACAACACGCAATTACTATTATCAAATGACAGCATAAATAGTATTAATAGTAAACTTCAAAAAGAAATCAATACTATACTTTATGCCATAGATAGCACTAAAGTTGTCCTTAAAGAAACTGAAACCAAATTAGCTGAATTAGAGAAAAAAAGAAATGAAATACCTAGTATCATTAGCAATATGGATAGTGATGATATTACCAGCAACATCTCAGACTATCTCAAGAGGAGAAGTCAAGGAGATAATTAACAGTGACGGTGATACTTTAGTTTTAATGAATTTAGAAGATGCTAAAATTGTATTAAGCGATCTTTTAGAATATGAAATCGTTGATAGTCTTCTTACAGTCTATAAAGGAAAAGATACATTAAACACAAATACTATAACTTTACAAAAAGATGTTATAGTCAAACTCACTCAAAAATCTGAAAACCAACAATCAATAATAGATAACTTCGAACAAATTTTAGCTAATAAAAACACAGAAATTGATATTAAAAATCAAGTTATAGAACAACAAAAGAAAGAAATTCGAAAACAAAAAGCCTTAAAGATAGTTGGTTTTATAGGGTCCATTGTATTACCCATTATAACATTAATAGCTTTAATTTAATGAGTGAGATTAAAAAAATAATAAAACAAGAATACATAAAGTGTGTTTCAAGTCCAGCATATTTTTTAAAAAAATATTGTCAAATTCAACACCCAACTAGAGGAAGAATCCAATTCAATCTTTACCCCTTTCAGGAAAAAGTATTAGATATTTTAACTAAAAATGATAGAAACATAATATTAAAATCAAGACAGTTAGGAATATCAACACTAACAGCAGGACAAGCACTACATCTAATGTTATTTAATAAAGATAAAAATATATTGGTAATTGCTACTACTCAAGCAACAGCCAAAAACTTGGTAACAAAAGTAAGAGTAATGTATGACAATTTACCTAGTTGGCTTAAACTTAAAAATGTTGAACACAACAGATTATCATTACGGCTGGTAAATGGGTCGCAGGTAAAGGCGATAGCAGCGAGTGAAAACGCAGCAAGATCTGAAGCCATATCTTTATTGATTTTAGATGAAGCAGCGTTTGTAGAACCAAATAAAATAGACCCTATATGGGCTTCTGCACAACAAACCCTAGCAACAGGTGGTAAATGTATAATGTTATCCACACCAAACGGTACAGGAAATCTATTCCATAGAACTTGGGCAAAAGCTCAAGAAAAAGAAAATGATTTTATTCCTTTAAGATTACCTTGGAATATACATCCAGAAAGAGACCAAGCGTGGAGAGACCAACAAGATGAAGAACTAGGAGAAAGATTAGCAGCCCAAGAATGTGATTGTAATTTCTTAACCTCTGGAAATAGTGTTATACCACCGGAAGTACTTGAATTTTATGAAAAAACATATGTTTGTGAACCTATAGAAAGAAGAGGTATAGGCGGAGATTATTGGATATGGGAATATCCGGATTATTCAAAAAATTATATGGTTGTAGCAGATGTTGCTAGAGGGGATGCTAAAGATTATTCTGCTTTTCATGTAGTAGATATCGATTCCTGTACTCAAGTGGCTTCTTTTAAAAGCCAAATCGGCACAAAAGACTACGGAAATATATTAGTATCAGTAGCAACCGAATATAACAATGCTTTATTAGCAATAGAAAACGCAAATATTGGGTGGGCAGTACTTCAACAAGTAATTGATAGAGGGTATCAAAATCTATATTATTCTCCAAAAGACGATAAAACACAAGACGCTGAAAGTTGGATAGCTAAAGGATATGACATACTAGATAAAACAAAAATGACACCTGGATTTACAATGTCAAATAGAACTAGACCCTTAGTAATAGCTAAACTAGATGCTTATATGAAGGATAAATCTATTACAATTAAATGTAGTAGAACTTTAGAAGAAATTAGAACTTTTATTTGGAAAAATGGAAGACCAGAAGCTCAACAAGGATATAACGATGATTTAACCATGAGTTTAGGGACAGTATGTTACGTAAGAGACACAGCACTTAAATTTGCACAGCATGGGGTAGATTTAACAAAAGCAACATTAAACGGAATAAAAAAATCAACACAAGATACAAAAACAGTATACACTAACAGACCTAAAGAAGATCCTTGGTCCATGAAACATGGTAAGGATAACATAGATTTAAGGTGGTTACTATAGACTAATATTTATTACATATACAATAAAGATGGCAGATAAAAGCTTATTTTCAAGACTACAAAAATTATTTTCAACCGATGTTATCATCAGAAATGTTGGAGGAAAAACCCTCAAAGTAGGGGACGTTAATAGACTACAAGCATACGGAAGTTTAGAGACTAATCGTTTGATGGATAGATTTACTAGATTATACTCTCCAGTAGCTTCGTGGGCATATAACCCAACCCTAAATTACCAAACCTTAAGATATCAATTATATTCTGATTATGAGGCAATGGATACAGATGCTATTATAGCTTCTTCTTTAGACATATTGTCAGAAGAATCAACTTTAAAGGATGAATATGGAAATGTGTTAACTATTAACACAGATGATGATACAATTAAAAAAGTATTAAATAACTTATTTTATGATATTTTAAATATAGAGTTTAATTTACCTACATGGGTTCGTAATATGTGTAAGTATGGGGATTTCTATTTAAAATTAGAAATTAGTGAGAAGTTTGGAGTATACAAAGTAATACCTTTTTCAACTTATCAAGTAATAAGAATAGAAGGAGAAGATCCAGAAAACCCAGATAAAATTCAATTTAAACTTGAACAAAGTAGTGGGTACAATATTCAATACCCTCACAGTAATCAAAATAAAGACGATTCTGTTTATTTTGAGAACTATGAGATGGCTCATTTTAGACTCCTAACAGATGCTAATTATTTACCTTATGGAAGAAGTTATTTAGAACCAGCTCGTAAACTATTTAAACAATATACGTTGATGGAAGATGCCGCTCTTATTCATAGAATAATGAGAGCACCTGAAAAACGTACTTTCTACATAAATGTGGGATCTATTCCACCAAACGAAGTAGATGCTTTTATGGAAAAAACAGTCAACTCAATTAAAAAGACCCCATACGTTGACCAAAACACAGGTGAATATAATTTAAAATTTAACATGCAGAATATGCTTGAGGATTTCTATATCCCTATTAGAGGAAACGATGCAGCTACTAAAATTGATACTACAAAAGGATTAGATTATGATGGAATGGAAGATGTAGCTTACTATAGAGATAAATTATTTGCTGCATTGAGGGTACCTAAAGCTTTCTTAGGATATGATGAGAACTTAGAAGGTAAAGCCACACTAGCTGCTGAAGATATTAGGTTTGCTCGTACAATAGAAAAAATCCAAAGAATTATAGTCTCTGAACTTTATAAAATCGCATTTGTACATTTATATACTCAAGGCTATGATGATGAGAGATTAGTAAATTTTGAATTAAATTTAACTACTCCATCTATTATATTTGAACAAGAAAAAACTGAACTTTATAAATCAAAAGTCGAACTTGCGAATAGTGTTTTAGAGAACAATTTGTTGAGTAAAGATTGGATTTATAAAAACATATTTAAACTTAGTAATCAAGAGTTCAAAACAGAACAAGAAGAAACTTTAGAAGATGCTAAATTTAAATTTAGAGTAAACCAAATTGAAAATGAAGGTAATGATCCTCTACAAACAGGCGAATCGTTTGGTACGCCACATGATTTAGCTTCATTATATTCTACTAAAAGAGACAAATCAGTTACGAACGTTCCTGATGGGTATGAAGAAGAAGAACCAGGCAGACCCAAAACCAAACTTACTCAGTATAAAACTGATAGAGATACGTTTGGTAAAGATCCTTTGGGACAAGCTACTATGAAATCCAATGACTCTTTAAGAGTTAGTGATACAAATGATGTTAGTACTTTTCAAGAAAACCAATTATTCAGACACAAAAATGTATTAGATTCCCTTAGAAAAAAGAAACCAACTCTTTTGAAAGAAAACGAGGGACTGTTAGATGAAAGCCAAATCACAGGCTTAGAGTAAATCCATATATTTATAACAGAGTAATTGCAATTACCTATGAAAATTAAACATTCAAAGTACAAAAACACTGGGATACTCTTCGAATTATTGTCAAGACAATTGACCTCTGACACGGTTGAGGGAAACCCCACACATTCTTTGGACTTAATAAAAAAGTACTTTAAAAAAGGTACTACGTTGTGTGAAGAGTTACAATATTATAATGTTCTTACAACCAACAAATATAAAGATCCAAGAAAATCAGAAATTTTATTAGAAGCTGTTTTAAAAAAGAGAGAAAAACTCAACACAAAACAACTATCCTCTGAAAAATATAATTTAATTAAAGAAATTAAGAAATACTATAGTATAGATAACTTTTTCAAAGCAAAAATCACCAACTATTCTAAACAGGCTTCCGTGTACACTTTATTTGAGAGTATTTCTAAAAATGTTTCACCTACCTTACTTGTTGAGGCAAAATTTAAGGTATTAGATAACTTAAATGAAAAAGAAACTACTCCACTTAAAAGGACTATATTTGATGAGTTTAAAGAATATGATAAAGATGTAAGAATTTTATCTTATAAAGCGGTTGTTGAGAGTTTTAATAAAAAATACTCTCACCTAGGACCAAACCAAAAAAACCTTCTCAAAGAATATATCAACGAAGTATCTGATACACCCAAATTAAAAAAATACACCAACAAGTGTATTACAGAAATAAAACAAAAAATTAAATATCACCATTCAAATATCAAGGATGGTGCTGTAAAAGTTAAACTTGAAGAAGTAAGTAAACTTTTAAAACCAGTTGACCGTGTACTTAAAGATTCTGATATAAGTAATGTTTTAAATTACTATGAACTTATAAGAGAATTAGATAAAGTAAATGGTTAAGTTAAAAAATATATTAAATGAAGTAAGGAGAAAACCTAAATATGACTTTGAGACCCAACGAGTAAAAAAAGATCCTGAAACAGGTTCTGTAACTTGGAATGTTAGATATGATTTTAGTTTAGAAGACATATATAAAGATTTAGATGAAATTATTCGTAAAATGAAAAGAGCAACAAAAGAAAATCCAAACGATCCTAGAGTAAGGGATATATGGGTTGATGCTAAAAATTTAAGAAACAGGATACAAAGAATTATAACTGACCCAAGATGAAAGCAAGCCAACTAAGAGAACTAATTAGAGAACTAATACAAGGTCATTTAGACGAAATGTCTACTACTGGCGCTTTAGTTCAACCTGGTGGACAACAAATTGCTACTACGAAAGCTTTTACTTCAATGAGAGATTGGGAAAAAGTTAACAAAAACAGAAAGTGGGAAGAATCAGTTAATGAATCCTATAGAAGATTTAAAAAGAAAGTTACCAATCCTCGCCAACAAATGAATAATTCAGTTCGTGAGATTGAAAAACATTTAAGAGAAGTAGACAAAATAGTTGAATACAACCTTAAACTCAAAACAGAAATGAACTTAGGTGGTGGGAATTTTTTCGAAGGCACAAACAAACGTTTAGCTCGTATATCTGAAAGAATAAATCACTTAAACAATAAACTTAAAGAACTAGGAAACTGATGAAAGAAACTTTAGTAGAATATAGACCATTTGTTTTTAAAAAAGTATTAGCCGAAGGAAAAGGCAACGGCCCTCTTATTGTTGAAGGAGTAGTTCAAAAGGCCGGAGAAAAAAACCAAAACGGCCGAGTTTACCCTAAAAAAATTCTAGACAGAGAAATTAAAAATTATAAAGAAGGACCAATAGCTCAAAATAGAGCATATGGTGAATTAGATCATCCAGACTCTCAAGTAATCAACTTAGGAAATACTTGCCACGTAGTAAGAGATGTTTGGTGGGATGGAGACGATGTTATAGGAAGAATAGAAGTTTTAGACACTCCATCAGGTAGAATACTCCAAACTTTATTCAACAGAGGACTCACAGTAGGAATCTCATCTAGAGGTTTAGGTTCAGTTAAAGAAGTATACGAAAGTAACACAGTTGAAGTACAAGACGACTTTGAACTACTTTGTTGGGATTTTGTATCTACCCCTTCTACACACGGAGCATATGTTCAGCCAGTAAGTCAACTAAATGAAAACATATCTTCCCCAATATATCGATATGATGCAGTCAACAGTATCATAAGTGATATCATCTGCTGCAACACAGGGATCTGCCAGTTTAACAGGTAGGTCGGTTTTTACTCTCCCCATATATGTATCTATGACAAGCATACACTCTCTCAATAGAGTGTCCCTCAAATTTTAATTTACATCCAAATTAAAGTTCCCAATAACTTTAGGAAGCCAAAAATTTAAAAAAAATGGCAAAAAATGATCTATTAAAGGAAGCTATCGCTGACGCTAAGACTGTTCGCAACACTGCTCTTGCAAATGCTAAGGCTGCTTTAGAAGAAGCTTTTACACCAAAACTTAAATCTATGTTATCTGCTAAACTAACTGAAGAGTTAGAAGAAGAAATAAATGAAGACCCAAAAGGTTTTTATGAAGACGAAAACGTAGAAGAAGATATGTATGAAGCTGATGAAGCAGGTGAAGGTGAAAACCCCGAAGCAAATGAAGAAGTAATGGACGAAGAAATTTCTCTTGAAGAAATTTTAGCTGAACTAGAATTAGAAGAAGGTGGAGCTACCGAAGAAACAGGAGAAGAAGGCAAAGTGTCTGAAGCTCCAAAAGAAGAAGAAGAGTTAGATGAAGAAATCGACCTTACAGAAATCTTAAATGAGATGGAAATGGACGAAGAAATCGACCTTAATGAACTTTTAGCTGAATTGTCTGAAGATGATAATGAAGATAAAGAACCACAAAATGAAGTAGTAGCAACAGGTTTAGCAATCACAGGTGCTCTCGCTTTAGGAATGTTGGGAGCAGGAATCTTAGGTGGTTCCGCAGAACAACAAATAGCAGATGCTGCTAAAAATGCCTATAAAGAAGCAACAGGAAAAAACTTACCAGATGCTAGTGTTGAAAAATTAAAAGGTGGAGGAACACTTCCAGGAATGTCCCCTGAACAATTAAAAAAGGTTCATAGTGCTATAGAAGACACAATTGAAAGTCTTCCATGGTATAAAAAAATGTTTAAGTCTAAAAAGGTAGACACAGGACAATTCGCTAAAAAAAGCGATGCAGGAACCCAAGCAGGTATGATGAAAGAAGAACCATCTGACGAGGAACTTGACGAAATGAAAGCTGAATTAAACGAAGCTTACAAAGTAATCAAGTACCAAAAAGGAAAACTTAACGAAGTTAATGTATTAAATTCAAAGTTATTGTATGTTAATAAGCTTTTTAAAGCCTACAATCTAACAGAAAACCAAAAAATTAAAGTGGTTGATTCATTAGATCAAGCTGACAATACAAAAGAAGCCAAAATAATTTACAATACACTGAACGAAACATTTAACTCTGTTAAAGTACAACTTAAAGAGTCTATAAAACCAAAATCATTTGCTTCTAAAGCTACGGGACTTATTAAAGAAAATAGGACCAGAAAAGCTCAACCAGTAAATGAAACAGTTGCTAGATTTAAAAAGTTAGCGAATATTAATTAATTATTAAATTTTAAAATTACAAAATGGAAATAAAATCCCTTTTAGAAAGCGCCAACCCGTTTAAGACACTTCAAGGTCAAGCTTCCAAATTAGCAAACAAGTGGAATGCCACTGGATTGTTAGAAGGAATTGGCAACGAAGTTGAATCAAACAACATGGCGATGCTTCTTGAAAACCAAGCGAAGCAGCTTGTGAAAGAAGCCAATCAAACTTCCGGTTTTACCGGATATGCAACCAACTCGGGACCACAAGAACAGTGGGCGGGTGTTGCCTTACCATTGGTGAGAAGGGTATTTGGAGAAATTGTAGCGAAAGATTTGGTATCAGTTCAACCTATGAACTTACCTTCAGGTCTTATCTTCTACTTGGATTTCAAATACGGAACTGCTCAACCAAGGTTTAATGCTGATGGCTCTATTTATGGTGCCTCAAGTGACCTAAAGAGAAACTTACCTGACGCAGCTAAGTCTGGTCTTTATGGTGCTGGTAGATTTGGATACTCTATTAATGAGACCGCGTCTGCCGCATTAACTATTGCTGCTGCAGCATCTGCAACAGAATATACAACTGGATCTATCGATTTATCTACAAATGCAGGCCTATCTAGAGTCAATTATGATTCAGAGTTTTCAGCTTCCATTGCAACTAATAGTGGTACTATATTCAATGTGGTTGTAGCTACTGCTTCATTAGCAAATTTTGATGCTGAAGGTGTTAGAGCTTTTGATCTTAGTGGATCTGCATTAGTAAATGCTTTATACCCACAATTTACCAGAATTAATGGTGGGAATTTAGAATTTGTAGTTAGTGCTTCAAGCGCAGCATGGGTTGCAGCAACAGCTACGGATATAGGAATCACCTACCAAAAACAACCAAATGCATACGATACGGATGCAGGTGCTGTTAGAGGTGATTTTGAAGATAGAACAGGTACTGCTCCATCAGCTGGATCAGGTGCTGTATCTACTTTAGATATCCCAACCATTGATGTTCAATTAAGAAGTGACTCAGTTACGGCTAAGACACGTAAATTGAAAGCACAATGGACACCAGAATTTGCTCAAGATTTGAATGCTTACCATTCAATCGATGCTGAGGCAGAATTAACTTCTATCCTTTCTGAATATATCTCTATGGAGATTGATTTAGAGATCTTAGATATGTTGATTGCTGATGCTGATACAGTAGATTACTGGAATGCGTTAGTAGGTGTTGATTACCAAGGTGCTACTGATGGTGGTGCTGCTGGTTCATTATACTATACCAAAATGTCTTGGTACCAAACTTTAGGTATCAAATTACAAAAGGTTAGTAATATAATTCACCAGAAGACTCTTAGAGGTGGTGCCAACTTTATGGTAGTTTCACCGAAAGTGTCTACGATTTTAGAATCTATCCCAGGATTTGCAGCTGACTCCGTTGGAGACAAAAACAAATACGCTATGGGTGTTCAGAAAATCGGATCAATCAACAGCAGATTTACAGTTTATAAAAACCCTTATATGACGGAAAACGTTATTTTGATGGGTTATAAAGGAAATCAATTCCTTGAAACTGGAGCTGTGTTCGCACCATATATCCCGTTAATGATGACTCCTCTAGTGTACGATCCAGCATCGTTCACACCTAGAAAAGGTATCATGACTAGATATGCTAAGAAAATGGTACGACCTGATTTCTATGGTAAAGTATACGTAAGAGGATTAGAGAATATCTAATAACCCTTAACCTAAATACTTAAAGGCGGCCATAAAGGCCGCCTTTTTTTTATATGTATAATAAACAGTTATATGGCAAAACAAAATATTGAAAAAACACCCCCTAAAGGGTCAATCAAATTTTCCATAACACTTTCTGAAGAACAAAAATTAGCCAAAGCCGAGATATTACGACATCCTTATAACTTTATTGTGGGTAAAGCAGGTTCAGGAAAAACCTTATTAGCTTGTCAAGTTGCATTGGATCAGTTTTTTAAAAGAGAGTTCAATAAAATTATTATAACACGTCCTACAATTTCAACCCAAGATGATGGATTTTTACCAGGTTCTGAAAAAGAAAAAATGGAACCCTGGTTAGTACCTATTAGATCTAATATGAGAAAAGTTTATAATAAACCAAATGTATTAGAAAAAATGGAAAGTGAGGAACAAATTGAACTAGTTTCATTAGCCCATTTTAGAGGTAGAACATTTGATAATGCTGTGGTAATTGTGGACGAGTTTCAAAATCTAACAAGATCACAATTAGCAATGGCTGTTGGGAGGTTAGGAAGAGACTCAAAAATGATATTCTGTGGAGATTCCTACCAGATTGATTTAAAAGACAAAAACTACTCAGCCTATCATGACATGGCTAAATTAATAAACAGCAAATATGTTTATAAAGCATTATTAGTAGAAAGTCATAGACATGAAGCTATTGATGATTTACTAGAGTTATTGAATGGTTATCATTAGCTCCAATAATTTTTCTATATTTATTGGTAGAACATCTATAAAATTTAATTAATGGCAACTGTATCTATTTGGCCCGGCTCAAGCTCATTTTCAACTTACTCATCTTCGTTTGCAGGTGGGGGTGAATCCTTACCACCTACCCCCTTTGGTTTTTATGATAATGATTTAACATTCCAATCAGATGCTAATAAAATTGCTGATTTTATTGCGAGAAGATTAGGATACCCCTTAGTAGACATAGAACTACAGCAAGTAGATATGTGGTCTTGTTTTGAGGATGCCATAACAGAATTTTCATCTCAATTGTTCCAAAATGAAATTAATGAAAATCTAATAAATTTAATAGGTGCCCAAACAAGTTCAGGACCCTTTAATAACCAAGTTGTAACCCCTAATTTATCTAATGTTATAACCATAGCAAAACAGTATGGAACTGAAGCAGGTTCTGGAGGTAATATAGATTATAAAAAAGGATATATTAATATAACCTCCTCTCAACAAAGGTATGATCTACAGAGATTATGGGCAGATGTTAGTGAGAGTGGAAATAGAATAGAAATTAAAAAAGTTTATAATGAAGCCCCTCCAGCCATAGTAAGATATTTTGATCCATATGCAGGTACAGGCACCGGATTAGAATCTCTAATTGAAGCCTTTGGGTTTGGTAATTATAGTCCTGGTATTAACTTTTTGTTAATGCCTATCAATTATGATGTTTTAAAAATGCAAGCTATTGAATTTAATGATCAAATAAGAAAATCCCAGTATTCGTTTAAAATAGAAAATAATACTTTATGTTTATTTCCTATACCAACTAAACAAACTACAATTTATTTTGATTATATAGTAGAAAAAGACAGATCTAATCCTATAGCCCCTGAACATAGTGGTAGTACAAACCTAATAACAAACCCATCCAATGTGCCTTATGCCATTATAACTTATTCCACTATTAGTTCCCCCTGGAGAAAATGGATATTTGACTATGCTGTAGCTTTGTCCAAAGAAATGTTAGGGTACATTAGAGGAAAATACAACAATACAGTTCCTCTTCCTGGAGATACGGTGAGTTTAAATGCACCCGATTTATTATCAGATGCTCGAACAGAAAAGGAAAAATTAATAACTACTTTACAAGGAATGTTTGAGAAATTAGGAAGAGAGAAACAAATAGAAAAGAGAGCAAACATTGAAGATAACCAACAAAAGATACTAAATAACGTACCTATGGTTATTTATGTAAAGTAAGATTATGGCGTTATACGGAAGACAAAGAGACATAAACCTTTTTAAGAGCTTTAATAAGGAAGTAATAAAAGATATAATCCAAACGGAAATTGGATATTATGTGCTTAATCTTTCTTCTACAAAAACCAACATATATAACGAATCCTTAGCAAAACAATACAACCCCCCTGTATTGGTTCCTTGTTTAATTAGTAAAGCAGACCAAACTTCAGCAGCTGATGCCTTTGGTATAGATAGAAATCAAACAATCGATTTTAGGTTTTTGAAAGAAATTTTAAAAGAACAAAAAGTATATCCACAAATGGGAGATGTAATTTTATTTACAAACAACTATTTTGAAGTAGATGAATTAGTAGAAAATCAATATATTTTAGGGAAAAATCCAGACTATAGTTATAATACAGAAGTGGACCAATTTGGAGACAGTTATAGTATTATACTTAAAACTCACATGATGAGAAGAGGAGCAGTAAATATAGAAAACACTAGAAATGGATAGAAGATTACCTATATCACCTATACCAAACAACCATAGAAAGAATTTAGATTCTTTAAAAAAACCCTATGATGTTGAAAATTATCAAGGTACAAAAGCCTCAGACCAAGATAGAAAAACAAATAGATCCTACCATTCTCGTAGAGATGATGATACTGTAGGTAATATTAAGGTTGATTTAAAAGACAATGATAGTGTAATACCTTATTATTTTGAAAACGTAATAAAACCCTCTGTTGTAAAGGATGGGACTTTAATAGATGTTCCCTTAATTTATGGGGGGGCTGAAATTTGGAAAACTGTCCAAAGAGACGGTTATTATAGAGATAAAGAATCCAAAATCCAGGTTCCTTTAATAATGTTCAAAAGGAACACAGTAACCAAACGAAGAGATATAGGAAATAAATTAGATGGTAATCAAGCCCATCTTTTTCAAGTCTTTGAGAAAAAATACTCAAACAGAGATCAATACGACAATTTTAATATATTAAATAATAGATCACCTGAAAAAGAATACCATGCAGTAGTAGTACCTGACTATGTTACCTTAACATACGACTGTATTATATGGACTGAGTATGTTGAAAATATGAATAAGTTGGTAGAAGCTATCAATTTTGCAAGTGACACTTATTGGGGAGATCCTAATCGTTGGAAATTTAAAGCAACCATTGATTCTTTTCAAAACCAAACAGAAGTAACAGTTGGGGGAAATAGGATAGTTAGAACTACTTTTACGCTTACTTTAAATGGATATTTAATTCCGAGCACTTATAATAAAGCTTTAGCCAATAAGGTTAAGTTTTCTAGTGTAACGAATATTAAGTTTACCGACGAACAATTTACTTTACAAAACGCTCAAACTCAACCACAACCTGCAGTCAGTACTTTTACAACAACCGGTCCTGGAGCTTTGGCAGGAGGGGGAACAACCACCTCAGCTTTTCCTTTCACAGGAAACGCTGTAATAAATGGTTCTTTAACAGTATTAGGTTCCTTTGTTGATCTCACAGGGGTAACAGCAATATCAGGTTCGATCTTTAGTGGAAGCTTTGTGGGGGACGGTAGTGGGATAACAGGAGTAACAGCAGAGTGGGATGGTTCACATTTTGGAAACGCATCAATAACAGGTTCATTAACTGTAACTGGAGGGGTAAGTGGATCATTTAGTGGTAGTTATGTTGGAGATGGCTCCCAATTAACAGGAATCGTAGCTAGTAAGTGGTCAGGAAGCAACCCAATATCTAGAGAAAGTGATGTTGAAATAACAGGTTCATTCAAGGTATCTGGGTCAGTAACATCAACAGACGGAATGTTACCTACGGGGTATACTTACATTAATCAAAAATTAAACAGTTTAGTAACAGATAGTTCACTTGCGGCTACATATTATGGTTCAACATCAGGATTCTCAAACATTAGAAGAGTTAGTGATAGTACATTAGTAATAGGAGGAGTTACCCAGAATTATGGATTTTATATATTTGGTATTAAACACGGATTAAATGGAAGCACTTATACAACAGAGTTTGAAAACATTATTGCAAATCAAGTAACTTCTAGTGGCACATTAATTAATGGAGATCTAACAGTCATTGGAACAGGTTCATTTGATGTATTAATAACAAATTACGAATCATCTTCAATTATATATTCAAGTGGCTCAACTAAGTTTGGTGATACTTTTGATGATTCCCATCAATTTACTGGATCAATGTCATTAACAGGATCGAATGTTGACTTTACACAAGCAACTGGAGTAAGTGGATCATTTAGTGGAAGTTTTGAAGGAAATGGTTCAGGTCTAACAGACATTCCAGCATCGGGAATTGTAGGACTAAATTTATCCCAAATAGCATCAGGTTCAGCAACCGCATCAATTTCACCCAATGGTGGATTATATGTTAACACCAACTTAACAGCTTCTGGTAATATAAGCTCGAGCAAACATATAGGGGCATCAACAATTTCAGTTCCTGGTGGGGGACAATTTCAATTAGTTGGGTCAGGTAGTAATACCTATATTGAAGGGGGAATTGGTTATATACAAACAAGATTAGATGGGGCACAAAAAATAAACATAAGTGCTGATACATTTTCTTTGCTCAATTTTAAGAATATTGATATTACTTCTACCTATGCTAATATCACATCATCGGGGCATGTGTCTTCAAGTGCAGTCTCAACGGCTTCATTCGGAACTTATTTAGGAGATGGTTCTCAATTAACAGGAATAAATCATGACTCAGGTTCATGGGATGGGCAATTTTCAGGTTCAGCTTCAATAACAGGCTCCCTAATAATATCGGGTTCAAGCAAACCTTTAGAAGTAATTGGAAGTGGTTCAACAGTATTTAGTGTAGTAGGAAGTGAAGGAGAATTATTTGCCATAGACGATACTTTATCAGGTTCATTATTAGTAATAAATGATATTTCAGGAATACCTCAATTTGAAATATTTTCAGATGGCAGAACTTTAATAGGAGCAAGCCCACGTTCATTATATACTACTGCGACTATAAGCGCAACAGCAGCCGCTACATCGGAATCCATATATTCATTGAGTACTAGTTCATATGATGGTGTATTCTTTGATTATACCATAAGTTCTGCATCAAATGCACGAGCAGGAAACATAATGTCAATATGGAATGGAGCAAGTTTAGTTTACACAGAAAACGCCACATCTGATATAGGTCTAACATCAGGAGCTGTATTTAATGTAGAAATTTCTCAAAGTCAAGCACAACTAATTTCAGTAACAGACACTGCAGGATGGAAAATTAAAACAACAATAAGATCAATATAATGTTATGGGAATACGAAGAGGAGAAATATCAACTCCCATAGTAGCAGATGGGTTAATCTTTAACATGGATGCTGCCA